AAAGGTCCATCAGCACCCATCTGAAATAACTCCTGAGTGTTATCGTAGTCAAGGTATTGCTTAACGATTCTACCTAAGTTAAATACTCCGTAGCCGGAAGGGTTAGGTTGTTGTTTTATAGTTGTTAATGTACTACCGCAACCACTCTGTAAAACACAGATATACTGGTACTGTGCAGATCCTGTTTGATTGGAAGATACCTCCCATATCATATCAGAGTTAGCTAAGTTCAGCTGACCGGGGTATTGTTGTATTGTTATACTCATATTGTAAATGTTTTATCAAATTCTATTTCAAAGGCTGTTGCCATTGCATCGTCCATCATATTCTTATATACAGTTTCAAATGCCGGCTCAATAAACGGTTTAGGTTTCTTAAATCTCTGTCCTTTCTTACCTATGTTAGTTGCTATTGCCCAGGCAAAAGATTCTAGGGATAAACCTGTAGGAACCTTGATTCTCCTAAGTACAATCCAGTTCTGTATAGCACGTACTGGAGGCATCTTTCCAGGACCTCTTTCAGCTCCTGAATCAACATACTCACCGTACTTCTCCATAAGGATTTGTAAAGTATAGTTTCCAGAGGTATCTTTAGTTACTTCGTATCCTATAGAGTTAGAAAGCTTACCTGTTAAATCAGAACCGTTAGCAGATAGGTTATCTCTCATCTGTTCGACAAGAGCCTTACCTATTCTGTTTAGTTGTTCTTCCCAGGCATTCATATCTTATAGTTTAGGGAAGTTACAGAAATCTAATACGTAGTCAGTATTAACTACAATAGTACCTACCCAGCCGCAAACCCTATCATTGAAGGCTTCGTTTACCGGTACAATACTCTGTAAGGTACAAAAGTAATCCTGCTGTTCTGATCCTAGGTTAAAATAAGCTAAGATATCATACAGGTACGTTTCCGTCTGTGATAGTAACTTAGTATAGTCAACATCAGTAAGTTTAGGTACATCTAACATATACAATTCAAACGTTAAACTCCTGGTTCCTGAAATACCATTAGCATTTAGGTTTATACCTTGAGAGCTTAGAGGTCTTAAGAATGCATAAGGATAAGGTACGTTCTGACTAGCAGCATCTAACTTATCTAAAGTACCTGAACTAAAGAAGTTAATTGCCAGATGCTCATTACAGGCAGTCTGAAACTTGTTAACAATCTCGGCGTAGGTATATGGGTATGACATTATTTTGCTTTATTTAAGATAGCTTCTACGATTTCTTTATGAACGCCATACATTGCACAAACTCTATCAATAGGTACAACCTTAGTCCAGTTGTAGATATCTTGTTCTTCTGCAGTTAGTTCAGATAGTTTTACCTTCACAGATTTACCTTTTAGTACAAACTCTTCGTTAGTATTGGTAATTGCTATTTCGTTGTTTAATTCTTCCATCGTTGTTGTTGTTGTTTTTGTTTATCTAATTTTTGTTTCTCCAATTCGTAATCTAAGGACATCCAGTTAAATACAAATGTTACACTTAATTCAAGGAGGGATTTATCTCCTGTGACGGAAAGGATGGGGGATTTTGCAAGTTGATAGAGAGTATGTAGCCAACCGTAGTGTTGAGCAATCGATTTTTGATCTTCTGCTTCCTTGTCAGCTTCTTCGCCTCCTTCTTCCACTCTTCCATTATCTGGGAAGATATTTCCGAACTTTTTAAGGAGTGTACTCCTGCTAGCAAAAAAAAACTAAGAGCTCCTAATGCTACTGAAATAGGAAAGTTTTCAAACTTCTTTGCATTTACAACTCTCTGTTCATTATCATACTCCTCTATATCATAATACTTAAATACGTTCTCTTGATCTCCTTTGTATGCTTTTACTACTGTATTCCAGATTAGTCCAGAGGTATTTAACTTATTCTCTGTTACGGGTCTGAATAGTATTGCAAGGATCTCTGTGAAGTTCTTTCTAGCATCTACAAGTAGTCCTTCTAGGTCAATATACTCTTTTAGAGTCATTCTATGCAAAGAACGGTAACCGTATAAAGTACCTTCCCATTCTATAACCGGATAGAATTCTGGTTTAGTATCTGAGATTAGTTTACGTACTTGCGGATATGCCTGTGAGATTAATGGTAAAGGCCAGCTTAATACTTCATCTTCAGTATGCTCGGTTAGTAATGCAATCGTTGCTACCATTTGATCGACAGGATCTAAACTGGTAAACATTTCATACATTTGATACTGACGTACTGAAAAGTAGTCAGGAATTGTTAAAGTTATTTTCTTGTTCTCAAGCATCTTCTATATTAATTATGTTCTTAATTTACTATCCCTCTATATATATTCAATTAAATTTAGCACGAGCTACCGATCCTCCTACATAGAAAGACTTTGCACTAGATACTATTTTATGCCTTGCTTCATTAGCTAGCATCAAGCTTATCACGCAGTCATCGTTCATTCCTACTCCGCCAAACGTTATTGCACCGTTAGCGTTTATCTTATAGCTGTAGGCATTTAGTTCGTTTGAAAGCTGAGGAAATAACTCTTTACTTGGTAGTTCCAGTACTCCTTCTTCCATATCCAGTATTAGTTTTCTGATACCTTGAGTCTTAGATTCATTAGTAGTAACGAAGTCTCTGGTTACTTTTATATGCTCTTTAAGTAAGTCATACATCGACTTTCCTATACCGTTAGTCTCTACGTATCCACCTACAGGCTTGTACCTGCGTAGAACCTGTATAAACCTTGCAGCTACCTCTTGAACCGGTAGGTTATTTATCCGGTCTATAAAGAGGACTTGTCCTGTTTCGCTAATGATCGTAAGTACTGAGAAGTCAGAAGAGAGTCCCGTGTCCGTTCCGAAGAAGGTCTTTTGTCCCGTTCCATCTGACCATTGAGTACGAATGCAAGCGAGAGAAACATTACGGAAAACATCAGCAGTAGAGTCAGTAAACTCACCAAGATACTCCTGACGATAGATGTCGGGTGGCAATGATTTTTGTTGTTCATGTAAAAAGTTTTTATCTGTGAATGGATTCTCTTCTGAAATACCTTCAAAAGAGATGTAAGTATCTGAAGGTTCTTTACCCTTCAAGTACCATTGATAAAACCAGTTCTTACTTCTTGGAGTAGAAATAATTAAGCATTTCTTTCCTAAAGCAGTTAACGTTGGTAGAACAGCTTCATTTATCGCTTCTTCTTTGGAGAATGCTGCTTCATCAATAACCATATAATGAAAACTGAAACCCCTGATACTGTTATAATTGTCAGTACTAAGGAACTTAATATTCGAACCATTTATAAAATCTATTGTTAAATCGGATCTGTTTTGTTTATCTATAAGCTGATGACAAGCTATTGTTATCTCATCGAATACCTTCTTACACTGACTATATACAGGACTAATCCAGGAGCCTTTAGTATTTGGTTCTCTTAGTAACCAGAATAGCATTAGGTTCATACCCAGTAAAGACTTCCCATACTGTCTCCCACAACTCACTATACAGAACTTATGTACCGAGTCGGCAAAGCCTTCTATGACTCTTCTCTGTCCGATATGTGGTGAAAACAGCTCAATTTCCATATTACTCTGGTGTTTCTTCCTGTTTTTGAATAAAAGCAGTAGGAATTACATAGTAGCCAGTTTCCTGTTGATCATCTGTTATCTCTAACATTTGTGTGCTAGTTTCAATTCCGTTACTGTACTCACACTTGTAGTACGTTGTTTCTGTTACCAAGTCGTCGACAAGGATTACTGATCTTAAAAAGTATTTCATTTATAGTTTATTTCCCCAGTTTAGTTTTATCTCTAATCCTCCTTTTACTTCTACCTGCTGTATATCCATACCGTCTAGTTTAATCTGGGTCTGTAATGCCTTGATACTATTACCCCAATCACCGTCTGACTCTGCCTGTAACTTGATACGTTCTAGTTCTGCCTGATAGTATTCTCTTCTATCTCTTCTGTCCATACTAATCTGTTCAGTGATAACTTTCCAGGCTTCTTTCCACAGTTCGTTAGCTTCGAAGTTTTTGACTTGGTATTTCTCTTTTGCCCATAATGTATAAGCAGTCCAAGAAGCTAAATTTTCCATTATATAATCCACTGACTCATCTAGAGCCTTTTGATGTTGGATTGCATTCATTTTGTTTTTCATAGTTAATCTACTTTAATATAAGTAGTTTTAAAAGGATATCAAAGGTTTTCTCCAGGGTATATCTCGTAGTACTTACTGTTCTTACTATTCCCTAAATTTATATTGTAGATCCATAGCATTTCATTTCCGAAGAAGTTTAACCAGAAGTTTTCTCTCTTGAATAGCACTGAAGGATCGTCTGTCTTTACCTTCTCTATAATAATAAACTCAAAGTTGTCCTTACCTAATCTCTGCATATCTCTGTAGAGTGTTTTAAGTCCTTGGTTTTGTTCTATAGCCTCTACATCTTTCTGACTGAAATGTTCGCCCTTACGTCTTAAAAACTGATTAGTACATCCAATATACATCTTAGCTTCTGCTTTATTTACGATAGCGTAAACACCACCACCTAACTTACTTACAGACTTCTTAGTATTAGCCTTTGCTTTCTGTTTGTTTTCAGCATTCCTATTATACCACTCCTTAAAGAATTCAGGTTTATCTATTCGGTACTGATCGTTGTCTTTCTTATTACATTCCTTACAGTACTGCTGTAGACCATCCGGGCTAGCAGATTTCTTACTAAACAGTGTTACAGCCTTAACACTCTGACATTTCATACAAAACTTCATTTCCATCTTCTTAATCCTCCTTTGATAGATCTTTAAGATATTGGTTAACAACTTTTTTAACATAACGCTTGAGTGGGTTTTCCATTTTAGATAATTGCCAAATGCCGAGTGCTATTCCTACACCGACTGTAACACCTCCGATAACTTGTAGTATGATTGCCATTTTATATTTTATTATAATTAGTATAAATATACGGAAAAAATACCTACTTTGCTACTTTTTTTCTTGTTTTTACCTCTTTTACCTTCTCTAATACCTCTTCTACTACCGGATATGCAATAGCTCTTATCTGAGGGTCATACTGATTAATCCTTGATTGCCATACTCTCATAGTAGCAATATACTCACAGCTACACCCTGGAATACCTACTTGCTCTATAAATGCTTTGTTATGACCATCTCTCCATCTACTCAGGGTAGTATGATCGATTCTATAACCGGCCGTCGGTACTAGTACTTCTAAGATATGCCGGGCATCAGCTTCACTTAAGTTTTCGTTAAAGGTCATTACGGTACTCCTTCTCTATTAGATCGTGAATAAATTTAATTAAGTAAGCTAGGTTAGAGACTATAAGTGCTATCCATAGGTTCTGCAAGTATATCAGAGTGATCCAGAACCCTAAACACTTAGGACAATAGAATAACATACCTAAGTAACCAGGTAGGTTGTAAACCTTTAATTTGTCCTTTACCCAGCATAACGGGGTAAACTGATAGGCAATAAAGCATGCCAGTAATGCTAATCCAATTATTTGTAGTATCATAAATGTATATCGTATTTTTGTTTATAAGCTTTTACTTTCCTGGCTAGTTTCTGCCTTAGTGAGTAAATGTTAGTTGTTGCTTCGTTATAGGGTATTCCATAGTATTCGCAGAAGGTAGTTATCTTCCATCCTTCTACATAGATCTTCTGAAGTATATTCTGTTCGTAAAAATTAAGACTCTTATAGATCTGATCGGCCATTATTTGCTTATTAGTCTTCTCATCAGTGAACACCTCAAAGATTTCTGAACCGAACGTATTCTTTTCGTCATCGACCATATCTTTATTTCTATCCCACTTACTGCCAAACTTACGGTACTGTCCAAAGAACGGTGAGTTACTCGATTTTAACTGTAATGCCATAGTATAGGTAATAAAATTCTCTACCTTCTCGTCTAACACTATCTTCCACTGGTAATCTAATGGTTTCTCTAAGAATGCTAACAAGCAGTGAGATAGTATATCTTCCAACCAAGGACTATTATCAGTAGCTACCTTAACTGCGTTTATCCTTAACTGCGGGTATATCTGAGTTAAAATACTATCGATAATTTTTCTCTTACAATCATCGTTACATTCTTCAGGTATTGTATACTTAGGAATTATTCTACTTCGCTTTTTCATATAACTGTTTAGTTATACTTATGGCTGAATATATATTGACTTCCAGTAGGTGACATTTCTGTTGGGTGATAACTAGATTTTTTCTCTTTAGTTGCTTTCAGGTATACTTCCGACCATTCGTCTTTCGTACAGGGTAGATATATAACTTTTTTAGACATGTTTATTTATTTGATTTTGTAGTTCTAACCTATGCAAGGTAGACATCTCCATAGTATCTAACATCCATTTCAGGTATGATACTGGAACTACTGATATATGAGAATCTTTATGTTTACCAACAACCATTATCCCGTCATGAGTTCTGAAAGGTTGTTTAATCGGTTTAGTACTATTGACTCCGAATAATTGTCTAGCAAATCCCTTTGTATGCTGGACGTGTCGTTTTCTTATTTGCTTTGCCATTTTATATAATATAGTATATTTTACTCAACTAATCAACTTAACATAGTAAGAGCCTAGGTAAAAAAACCTTGGGCTTAACCTGACTATATATCAGTTTTACAACAATCTAACTATTCAGTGACCCTAGTCGCTATCTTATCTCTGATACCTCAACTGGCTCTTCGGTTACGGCGGGGATTATTACTATACCCTATTATCACTTATTATTAGAACGTCTAACGGAGACCTTGTTATTTACAAGTTCAGTACTCCGGTGGAAGAGATGGATGAGTTAAGAGGTGTATAACACGTTACCATCATCCCCGTCTTTATCAGTTACTAAGTAACCTACCACATTGATACATATCTAAGATAACATATTTATTGCGTTTTAGCAACTTAAATATAAAAAAAAAATCCCGGCAGTTGAGGATACCGGGACTTCTGTAAGGTAGATCAAGGTATGGAAAACCTACAATGTATAACGTCTACAAAAAAGCACTAAGTAACGATCTACCTTATATAATAATACGAACTCTATTATAATTATCCAACTTATTTGAAAAAAAAAGCCGGGGTTTTAAGCCGGCTGTAGTCAAAGGATACTATCCTAAGAGTGGTTATGGATAAGATTGAATCAATTCAATCAGAGGAGGATTAAAAATGGCTGTGAAAAACCCTCCTCCTGATATGAAGTTCATTTATAAAATATGCTCTAGTTTCTTAAAAAGCCAGTTTTAACCCTGACCTCTGGAAACTTTTACGTAATTCTTAGAAGATTTACACTTAGACATCTTAGTTTTAGCATGAATGCCTTTCCTGGATCTCTTAGGTTTTACTCTAAACTTAATACTTGATATTACTTTTGCTTTTGCCATGCTATAAACCTTAGGTAACCTTTATGAGATACCGTATCTAGCTAGACAGTATGCATTCATGTTAGTAAGATCAGCACTAGTTAATGCTTTACCGTTAATTCCAAATTCTAAGATACTACCGTTGAGAGGATGAATATCAGGAGCACTATAGTTACCTACGTTTAAGTTTAGAGTAGCTTCTTTACCACCTGCTGCATTACCAGTAACTGTTGAAAGAAGAACACCTGCTCTAAACATATTTGCAGTTGCAGTTCCGGTTGGGTTTGGATTATATTGGTTAGCTACCCATTCTCTTTCTGTAGCTTGTACTGAAACACCGAAGTTCTTATCACCGGTAGCAAAACCAAGCCAGTTAAAGAAGTAGTTAGTGTATGAGTTAGCAAAAGAAGGATTGTTTCTTTCCAATACCCACTCACCAGAACCCCCTACTGCAGCCCCAAATACCATCTGATATCCACCGAGACCGTTAGTACCTGTATCAATAACCGCCCAGAATACTAAAGAATCTGAACTAGACTCTTGAGGATTAGCTAGACTGTTAAGTGTTAAACGATCGCTGCTATCAAAATAAATACCCGGTTGATTATTCATACCAGCAATTGCACTTGAAAACGTAGGAGTACCAGCTCCGGTTAAAACTGCACCAACTTTTTGATCTGTCCAAGATGTTACTGTTGTACCACTCAAAGCTACACCTAGATCTGCTCTCCACCAATAAGCATTACCATTCATTAAAGAAGGAGCCCATTCGTAAGGATATTTGACAATTACAATACCATCACCACCTCTCAAGCCACCCGTATTACCATCACCAAATCCAGCACCACCACCCAAACCGTTAGTTCCAGCTGCGAACGCTCCACCGCCACCACCAGCTCCACCGGTACCATACCCACCATTAAAAGCTGCACCACCACCACCGTAGAAAGTTGAAGTTCCTGTAATACTACTACTAGCACCAGTACCGCCATCCCTTTGATTAGCATTAGCTCCAGCTCCTGCACCTGCTCCAGAATTAGGAGCACCTCCTGAAGCACCTGCACCTGTAAAATCTGCATTACTACCACCATTAAAACTAGCAGCTCCATTACCTCCGGTAGCAGTTGTACCGAAAATAGAAGAAGCTCCCCCGGTACCTCCTGTTAAGTTCTGAGTAGGAGGAGTGGTTCCATTACCTCCCGCACCAACAACAGCTGGGTAAGTATCTACACTGGCAGTAAAAGTACCTGCACGTAAAACACCACCAGCACCACCACCACTATATCTAGCAGGTGATCCACCGCCACCATTAGATCCACCTCCACCGCCAACTATCATGTATTCTACCTTATCACCGTAAGTAGGATCAGTACCTAATGACTGAATAGTAAAATTACCTGAAGTTGTAAAGGTGTGTATTTTATAATTCTCTTCAAAGGTTATAGTACCTCCAGTTGCTTGAATAAAAGCTCCAGCAGCACCGCCTGATGCTTGTTTAACGAATGCGAAGGGTGTAAAAAATGACATATGTTTTTATTATTGATACTTATACCTTAAAATTACAACACCATCACCACCGTCACCACCTTGAGTACCAGCACCGCTACCGTCGTTACCGCCGCCGCCTCCACCACCGCCGAGACCGTCCGTTCCATTACTGCCGTTAGTACTTAGAATTCCTCCTGTTCCACCACCGCCTGTACCTGCAGCAAAAGGAGGAGCAAAGGTTTCACCTCCACTACCACCACCAGCATAAGTTACTGAAGTACCAGTTATAGAACTAGCAGTACCGTTACCGCCAGTACCATTACCGTTACTTTGACCGCCTCCTACAGAAGCACCACCTCCACCAGCTCCTCCGTAAGGATCACCACCAGTAGCTTGATTACCGCCATTATTACCTTGACCAGCAGTTGCTAATCCAGCTGTAGTAGCACCGTTTAATCCACCTGCACCACCGCCTGAACCACCATTACGTCCTGCACCTCCGTTACTACTACCACCTCCACCACCTCCAACAGCAGTTAATCCGTCAAAGATTGAACTACCACCATCATTACCAGTATTTCTACCCGCAG